CCATACAGGCCGCAGGCATTCAACTTAACTTACGTTGTCCTTTAGACGGCGAGTATAAATCAGGTAACAACTGGGCAGACACCCACTAAGAGGATAACAATGAAGACTATAGATACGTTAGTTAAGGACATATACAGTCTTATGGAGACTAAGGAAATCCCAGAGGGTGTCGATGCAGACCAAGCCATTGATGACTTTGGAGAAAACATTAAACAGTTAATGAAGAAGGAGTTCAGTAATTACAAACGAGACAAACGAACACTACGGTTATCCAACGTAGGCAGGGACGACAGGTACTTATGGAATCTACACCAAGGCAAGGAACAAGAGAAGATAGAGCCACATACTTACATTAAGTTTATGTACGGACATCTAATCGAGGAGATGCTTCTATGCCTCACTAAGCTATCGGGACATACGGTTACCAACGAACAGAAACAATGTGAAGTCGAAGGTATCCGAGGTAGTATGGACTGTAGTATTGACGGTATAGTTACTGATGTTAAGTCAGCCAGTACCTTTGCCTTTAAGAAGTTCAAGGAAGGAACGTTAGCTAAGGATGATCCATTCGGTTACATAGCTCAGATTAAAGCCTACGCTTACTCAGAAGGAGAGACTAAGTACGGTTGGTTAACGATGGATAAACAGAACGGACACCTTACGTACCTTAAGTACGACGAGGAAGACTTCAGTCATCCGATGTACGAATACATTAACTGGTCAATCACTGACCGTATCAAGAGTATCAAGAAGACTGTAGAGTCTCCTACTGCTCCTGAGTTCTGCGCTGAGTACGTACCCGACGGTAAGTCAGGTAACCTTAAGTTAGCAACCAAGTGTTCTTACTGTCCTTACAAGAAGGATTGTCATAAGGACTTACGAACATTCATTTATAGTTCAGGACCACGTTACCTAGTTAAGGTAGTCAATGAACCTAAAGTACCGGAGGTAGGTTCTAATGGCGACTTCTAAAGATAAGAACACTAAGTACCGTAGCGGACTTGAGGAACGCTTTGACAAGGAGACTAAACATAAGTTAGCCTTTGAGCCCTACAAGCTACCCTACGTAGTCAACAGGCATTATATACCTGACTTTGTGCATAATCGTAACGACAACCATGAGGTCCTTGTGGAATGCAAGGGGTTCTTTAGGGTCGGAGATACACAGAAGTATAAAGCTATTAGAGATTGCCTAACGAAGAAACAAGAGTTAGTCTTTTTATTCTCTAATGCTACTAAGAAACTACGTAAGGGTTCCAAGATGACACTAGGACAGTGGTGTGACAAGGAAGGCTTTAAGCACTACACTATGGAGACCTTAGATGAGCTAAAGGATTACTTGGGGATTAACAAATGAGTAACACATATCACGAATTGATAAACAAAATGCTGTATTCTTTAGATAACTACGAGATGCTAGAGATACTAGAGATTACAGCAGAGGAATTAGCAGACCGCTTTGAAGATAAAATCATGGCAAACTTTGACAAGCTAGAGAAGTACTTAGAAAAATGATTGAACGTATATTGACAACACGAGTAGCAAATGGCTATGTCATCCAGATTAAATGTGTAGGTATTAGCACAGAGACAACGTTTGTTTGCATGGCAGCTCCTGAGGGCTTAGGTAAGTTCATTGAGCAGTCTGTAGAGAAGGTCTTGGAAGATAAATTATGAATAACGATGTAATCAACGCAATTAACGCCTACTATAAAGACATAGGGTTAGCTGAATACTACGCTGACCTGTCAGAGACTGACGAAGGTGACGCAGGTATGTCCTCACAGTGTGCTAAGAAATACTTCTTACGGGCTAGTAAGACAAGAGACTACATACTTATGCGCTTTAGAGATGACATAGAGAAAGCACCTGACAACATCAAGGAGTTACACTATGACTAACGATGACTGGAAGAAAGAATTTGAGAAATACAAAGCGCTTATGGAAGCGAAGGAACAGCTTGAGAGTTACTACGAAGAACAAGAGTCAGCGAACGAAACCCCTATACACTATGACCACGCCATACAACCTTGGGACTACATGAAGTCATTGTTCTCCGAGGAAGAGTTCGAGGCTTATCTAGTGGGTAATGTCATTAAGTATGTATCACGTTATCGAGACAAGGGTGGCGTTAGAGACATTGAGAAAGCTCAGACATACATTAAGAAATTATTGTCAGTATTATAATAAGAGGGATAACAAATGACGTACACGTATGGTATTAAAGTAGATTTAAACAGAGATGACCTTCTGACACCACAGGCAAGCAAGTTAGTACGTCAGTTCTATATGCATGACGAGGAACAATCACCGCAACATGCGTATGCTAGGGCGGCTGTCGCTTACTCAGCAGGTGACACAGAGTTAGCACAACGTATTTATGATTATGTTAGCCAACAGTGGATGATGTTCTCCAGTCCAATCCTAAGCAACGCTCCGAAGCCCAATGAGAAGCACAAGGCCTTACCTATTAGTTGCTTCCTAAGTTACGTTCCAGACACTGTAGAGGGCCTTGTAGAGCATCATGCAGAGACAGCGTGGCTATCAGTCAAAGGTGGTGGCGTAGGTGGTCACTGGTCAACTGTACGAGGTATCACAGATAAGTCAGTAGGTGTCATGCCGATGCTTAAGGTTACTGACGCACAGATGACAGCCTATAAGCAAGGGAAGACACGTAAGGGTAGCTATGCGGCTTACTTAGACGTTGACCATCCGGACATCATGGAGTTTATCAACTTCAAGGTACCTACAGGTGGCGATGTAAACCGTAAGTGTTTCAACTTGTTCAATGCAGTTAACCTAACGGATGACTTCATGCAACGAGTAGTGTCAGGAGACTCTTGGGAGCTACGTTGTCCTGCGACACGTAAGGTTATCGACAAGGTAGACGCACGTAACCTATGGCAGAGAATACTAGAGGCTCGCTTTAGAACTGGTTCTCCTTACTTAAACTTTATTGACACAGCGAACAAGACGTTACCTGAGTATCAAAAGGACCTAGGCTTACGTATCAATGGTAGTAACTTATGTAATGAGATACACTTAGCTACTAACGAAGAACGTTCAGCAGTCTGTTGTCTATCCTCAGTCAACCTAGAGAAGTTTGATGACTGGAAGGACACTACAATGGTTGCAGACTTAACAACATTCTTAGATAATGTACTACAGGAGTTTATAGATAATGCCCCAGAGGAGCTTTCTAAAGCACGTAACTCGGCTACTCGTGAACGTAGCATTGGTATTGGCGCTATGGGCTTTCATGGCTACCTACAGTCTAAAGGTATTGCGTGGGAGTCTTGGCAAGCAACGTCAGCGAATAACGTTATGTTTAAAACAATCAAAGGACAAGCTGAAGCACAGACTAAAGTACTTGCTGAAGAACGTGGAGAGTGCCCTGACGGTAAAGGCTATGGTGTACGCAACGCTCACCTCCTTGCTATTGCTCCTAATGCTAACAGTAGTATTATATGTAATTGCACAGCCTCTATCGAACCTCTAAAGGCTAACGTCTATACACACAGAACACGAGCAGGTGCTGATGTAGTCAAGAATAAATACTTAGAGAAAACACTTGACTTATACGCAGAGAACACTGAGGAAGTATGGAAGTCAATCATGAGTAACGAAGGCAGCGTACAGCACCTAGACTTCCTGAGCGACCATGACAAAGAAGTCTTTAAGACTAGCTTTGAGTTAGACCAGATGTGGGTCGTAGAACATTCAGCCAAGAGACAGCCTTATGTATGCCAAGGACAGAGTGTTAACTTATTCTTCCCTAGTGGTTCAGATAAGACATACATTAATCAGGTCCATCTCAAGGCATGGAAGGAAGGACTCAAGGGTCTGTATTACCTTAGAACAACAGCAGGTTTGACTGCGGATAAGGTAGGAATTAAGATTGAACGTAATGCACTGAAGGACTTCCAAGGGGAAGACGATGAATGCATTAGTTGCCAAGGTTAATAGGAGATATTATGTACGAAGTTTATGGGACTAAGGGATGTGGCTTTTGTATTCAAGCCACTAAGGTGTTAGATAGATTAGACGCAGACTACACTTATACAGACTTAAGTGTACTCACAGACCACGACAAGGCTCGCCTACAGGAGATAGCAGGTAAAACCTTTAGGACTGTACCTCAGATATTTAAGATTGAGGGTAACGTTATGAAGCACATTGGTGGGTACACAGAGTTAATGGAGAGTTTAAAATGATTGATAGCTTAATAGACAAGACAATAGAATGGCACTACGCACGTAACCTTATCAATGGTTCTACTGACAAGGACCAACACTTTAAACTCATTGAGGAGATGTTGGAGCTACAGAAGTCCATCATAACTGGCAGGGACATTAAGGATGACGTAGGTGACATTATGGTTGTCCTAATCAACATGGCGGAACGTAACGGAACGTCCCTAGAGGAGTGTCTAGCGGTTGCTTATGATGACATTAAAGATAGAACTGGTAAGATGGTCGATGGTATATTCGTTAAGGATGCTGCATGAACGTAGAATTAGTAGATAGCTCTGGAGGCGACCTTAGTGTCGTCAACAGCGCCAGAGTTAGCTTTAGTGTCGAGAAGGATATACTTGATAGTAAAGATGAGAAACTTATTAAGTACCTAGCGAAGCATAGGCACGACACCCCCTTTAGACATAACTTTGTTCAGCTCAAATGTAAAGTTCCATTGTTCCTCGCTAGACAGCTTATGAAGCATCAGGCAGGTCTTACGTGGAACGAGGAGTCTAGACGTTATATAGACCATGCCCCAGAGTTCTACGTGCCTAGAGAGTGGCGAGCAAGACCTGAGAAGTCCATTAAACAAGGTAGCCAAGGTGTCGTAGGT